ACGTTGGAAATGCTAAAGGAGAAGTGTGATGGCTAAGAAAGTTGTTAAGAAGCGCGGCGGCGGCATGATGAAGAAAAAAGGCTATGCTCGCGGTGGAGCGGTAAGGCGCAAAAAATAAGCTGAATGCCCTATCTTCAAAGCAACATCCCGCATTTTCATTGCTGGGTGCGAAAAGAGTTTACGCATAACCACGAGAAGTACCATGGAGAGTTTATCCATGCCATGGCTATTGCGGTAACGACGGTTCCGGATCGTTCTCTAAGTTTTCAGCTAATCTTCACGGGTTGTGAGAGTGACGATTCAGATGAAGAGAACCTTCATGGTGGCGCTATGTGGGCGAGGATGCCTATAACCGCTCTGGTTGCGGACACTCCGTTAGAAGACTGGCCCGAACGCATGGTTTCTCACCACGCGCAACCCTGGGATTGTAGTTCCCACCACCACTCTGTAATTAAATACGACCGGACAAGCTCTAGTCCGTGGGTATGCAAGATTGATGGCGACTTCTATACCGGTAAATACATGTTTACGGTGGACTACACTGAATCATCCATAGCGGATGATCCTGCACAGCATAAGCAAAGTCATGTAATTGAGTTAACTGACGCAGGTCCGTGGACCGGTAATATAGTGGCATTACCCAATAACCGTGTCCGAGCCACAAGCCCAGCTTTGTGGGAAACTGGAGAAGGAGCACCTGATTTTAAGCCTAGTCAGTGGATGCACAATGCTGAGTCTGACGAAAGCTACATGGATCCTTCCGTAACCTTTGATAATCTGTATAATAAAGACGACAAAGGACGGAAAAATGCCAAAACTAGGTAAACTTAGCTACTACCGAAAAGGCGGTGCCGCGAGTTCTAAGAGTAAGGGCAGCAAGATATGCCCTGAAGGGAAAGCGTGGGCGAAGAGGACTTTTGACACTTATCCATCTGCCTATGCTAACTTGGCAGCTTCCAAGTATTGTAAAGACCCCAACTACGCCAAGAAGTCTAAGGGCGGCAAGAGAAAAGGCCGTTAGATGGGTGCTTTAAAAGACTGGGTCAAACAGGATTGGGTCCGGATTGGGTCTGACGGGTCTATTAAGGGGAAATGCGGTACGTCTAAGGACAAGAAGAACCCTGACCGCTGTCTGCCTAGATCAAAAGCCAACAGTCTATCTCAAAGCCAACGCGCCTCCACGGCAAAGAAGAAGAAGAGAGAGGGCGGTAAAGGCAAAACCGTTGTGGCTAATACAAAAGCCGCGAAAGTAAGAAATGCTCGTGACGGCGGGTATTTTACAAAAGGCTGTGGTGCCGTGATGGCGGGACGCCGAAAGCAATACACAAACTATTAGCAGTCTTTAAGGATATTTTATGGACGGAATAAGCCTCGCGGAGCATCTTCTGAAGACTATAGAAGAGCGTCGTTCGCGGATATGTGAACTCATGGTCAGTGGTTCGGCAAAAGACTTTGAAGATTACAAACAACTTGTTGGCAACGTGGAGTCTTTAGACTATATAGGACAGGAGTTGAGAGAAATCTTAGAAAAGGCGGACTAATGTCTGAAAAGTCTCAAGCTGACAACCTCGTGTCGATTAAAGAAGCTTACGTAAAACCCGAAGAACGGGTTCTTGACCCCTCCAAAATTCCCGAAGAAACTCTAGGACGTTTGCCGGAACCTACCGGCTGGCGTCTTCTTATTCTCCCCTATGCCGGGAAAGGCCGCACAGAAGGCGGCATTCTCCTCCCAGATTCTGTTGTGGACAGGGAATCTGTAGCCACGGTATGTGGTTATGTACTTAAAACCGGTCCTCTTGCTTATGATGACAAGGGCAAGTTCCCCAGTGGCGCTTGGTGTCGAGAGGGGGATTGGATTATTTTTGGCAGATATGCGGGCGCTCGTTTTAAGATAGACGGTGGCGAAGTTCGCGTTTTGAATGACGATGAGGTCATAGCCGTTATACAGGATCCGGATGATATCCTGCACTTTTAACATGGAGAGTTACCATGCCAGAGACTAACCAAGACGACTTAGTCGTTGATATACCTGACTCAGGAAGTCAGATTGACGTTGAAATAGACGCCTCCCCCGAAACAGAAGAACCAGGAGAACTGGAGGAATCTTCTGAAGAGCATGAGAACTACAGTAAGAATGTCAAAAAGCGTATAGACAAGCTTACTAAAAAAGCTCGTGAGGCGGAACGTCAGCAAGAAGCGGCTATTGCGTATGCAAAAAACGTCCAAGCTGAGAACAACCAGCTTAAAGACCGGGTACAGAACCTAGATCAGGGTTATGTTGCGGAATACGGAGACCGGGTTGCAACGCAAGCAGAATCTCTGGCTAAAGATCTAGAAACTGCCATAGCGACTAGCGACACCGCTGCTCAAGTGGAGCTTAACCAGAAGATGGCACAGTTAGCCATTGAAGAAGAGCGCGTAAGAACCGCAAAGCAGCAACAGGCTCAACAAGCCCAGCAAGCCCAGCAGGTTCAAGCTGCACAGCAGTACCAGCAGACGCAGCAGCCTGCTCAAGCCCCTTCAAGACCCGACCCGGAAGCTGTTGCGTGGGCTGACCGGAATGAATGGTTCGGCGAAGACGAAGCCATGACTTTTGCAGCCTTTGGAATCCACAAGAAACTTGTAGAGGAAGAAGGCTTTGACACAGACTCTACGGAGTATTACGATGAAGTAGACGCAAGAATGCGAGAAGCGTTTCCCCATAAATTTGATGGAAACTCTTCGACTACAGTTAGCCGCCGACCACAACAGTCCGTAGCTTCTGCCACTCGCTCTGGATCTTCCGGGCGCAAAACAGTCAGACTATCTCCAAGTGAAGTTGCTATTGCAAAAAAACTTGGGGTTCCTCTGGATCAGTACGCGAAACACAAACGCTAGGAGAATGTGATGTCTGAACGAGAAATTGATCGGGCTCCTCGCGCCTCTAAGACCCGAGCGGCCAAACCCCGTAGGCAACCTTGGAGACCCCCATCCTTATTGGATGCACCCGACCCGCCAGAAGGCTATGTCCACAGGTGGATTCGCTCCGAAGTTCGAGGCTTTGACGACCGTAAGAACATATCTGCCCGTATGAGAGAAGGGTGGGAGTTGGTGCGGAAAGAAGAGTATCCGGATTTTGAAGCACCCACATTGGATACTGGCAAATACGAAGGAGTATTTGGCGTGGGCGGCTTGTTGCTGGCTCGTATTCCATTGGAGATTGTCGAAGAGCGTAATTCGTATTTCAATCAAATGAGTGATGATGCGATGCAGGCTGTAGACAACGATCTTATGAAAGAGACCCAGCATCATTCGATGGCGATTCAGAAACCTGAACGCCAATCGCGTGTTACTTTTGGAGGCCCTAAAGTCGAATGACTTGGGGACTACTGTTTTAACCCCATTGCTTTGAGGAGCATGAGAAATGGCAAACACGAACGGAAGCTTTGGCCTCCGTCCGCTCAGTAAACTGGGCGGGGGAGCCAATTCCACTGGTCTTACGGGTTATACTCCTTATGAAATCGCTAACGGTAACAGTGACAAAATCTACCACGGTCAAGTTGTAATCCCCCTTGCTTCGGGATTTATTGACCACACCGCTAATGCGGCTGGTGGTTCTGTCAGTCACCTAGGCGTTTTTCAAGGTTGCGAGTATGTCTCTAGCACCACTGGAAAACCAACTTGGAGTAACTACTGGCCTGGGTCCGGAGCGGACAGCAACCATCCAGTAAAAGCCTTCATCAACGATGACCCTAATCAGTTGTATGTAATTGCAACGGATGCGTCGATTACTAGCAAAGCAAATGCCCGTGCAAGCGTGTTTTTGAACGCTAGTTTGTCTACGGGTATCACAGGTAGTGATACTTCTGGCGTTTCCTATGGTCGTCTCGCCGTCAGCACTCTAGCCACCACGAACAGCCTTACTCTACGGCTGATGGGTTGGCTGGAAGATCCTATGAATGAGGATTTCACTGCTGCTGGCATTCCTGCAATAGTCCGGTTGAACAACCCCTTCAATGCCCCGGTTGGGTCCATTGCTGCGGGCACACCTTCAACCACTGGCGTATAGGAGGGTTTGAAAAATGGCTATCAGTAGAGCACAACTTGTAAAAGAGTTGGAACCCGGCCTGAACGCGTTGTTCGGAATGGAGTACGATCAGTATGATCGTGAGCACGAAGAAATCTTCACTATGGAGACTTCGGATCGTGCTTTTGAAGAGGAAGTGATGCTCAGTGGTTTTGGAGCAGCACCGACTAAGGGCGAAGGAAGTGCAGTATCTTTCGATGACGCGCAGGAAGCATACACTGCTCGTTACACGATGGAGACTATCGCGCTTGCTTTCTCGATTACGGAAGAAGCGGTTGAGGATAACCTCTATGATCGGCTCGCAAGCCGGTATACGAGGGCTCTCGCCCGTAGCATGAGTCAGACAAAACAAGTTAAGGCCGCTTCGGTTCTTAACAATGCGTTTGACAGCAGCTTTACGGGTGGTGATGGAAAAGAGCTTTGTGCTACGGACCATCCCCTTGTCAACGGCAGCACTTTCCGTAACGAGCTTTCTACAGCGGCAGATCTTAACGAGACAAGCCTAGAGCAGTCTCTCATTGATATTGCTAGTTTTGTAGATGAGCGCGGCCTCAAAGTAGCTGTTCGCGGCATGAAACTGATTATTCCAAAAGAACTTCAGTTCACTGCGGATCGTCTTCTTGAGTCCACTCTTCGGCCCGGTAGTGCGGATAATGACGTAAACGCCATTAGGAACATGGGAATGCTTCCTGAAGGTTACGCCGTTAACCACTTCCTCAACGACACGGATGCGTTCTTCATTATCACAGACGCGCCAAACGGCATGAAAGGTTTTAACCGGACAGCCGTGCGGACTTCTATGGAAGGCGATTTCGACACGGGTAACGTGAGGTATAAGGCTCGCGAACGCTATGCGTTCGGGTTCTCTGATCCACGCGGCATCTTCGGCTCCCCCGGAGCCGCATAAGACTGGGGGGAGGGGAGACCCTCCCCCAACTTATTTCTGGGAATCATAGCCCTAGCGACTGTCCCAGCAGACGCTTACAAAGACTCTAGGGCACACTCTTGTAAGGAGAACTCAGATGGCTAATACGACTTTTAACGGTCCTGTTCGCTCAGAGAACGGCTTCGAGGTAATTAATGTAGCCGCCGGAACGGGCGCAGAAACCACTGTTTTTGATGTTGCCTCTACAGGTATTGTTACGGACAAATACGTCAAGCACGTTGGTTTCGCCACGGGCGTTACCGTAAACAGCACAGCGGGTGACAGCCCCGCAATTGGCGAGTTTACTCAGCCAGCTAACACCGTAATCACCGACATCAAGATTTTCTGTGTTACCGCTCCAGTTATTGGAACGGGAGATATTGGTTATGAGGTTGGAACTTCTAGTTCAGGTGCACAAATTGTCGCTGCGATAACAGATGAAATTCTTGATGGTGGGACAACTGTTGTTGTGGGCAACGTGACAACTACTACACTGGTGGCAACAACACAAAGCGCAACCACCGCTCCAGTTTCCGCTCAGTATGCGTCAGCAGAACGGACCATCTTCTGCAACATCACCAACACGGTGGATGCAACTACCGCTGGATCATTTACGTTTATTATCGAATACGTCCAGGTTGCATAATTGAATAGGGGAGGAGGAAACTCCTCCCTTTTAAGGAGGATCAAATGGCTGATGCAGTAACTGCAACCACGGTAATGGACGGCCCCAGAGAAGCTGTGTTCTATTTGACAAACACCAGCGATGGGACGGGCGAAAGCGCCGTGACTAAAGTAGACGTATCGGAACTGTCAGCTTTGCAGGACGGAACTGCTTGCACGGGCGTCCGGATTAAACGAATCACGTTTACAAACGTTGGGATGGGCGTAAAACTTCTTTGGGACGCCACTACGGATGTTATAGCAGCCGAACTTCCTGCTGATTACTCGGATACTTTAGACTATAGCGAACTCAGTGGACTACCGAACGTTGCTGCCTCCGGAGGCAAAACCGGAGACATCCAACTTACAACTGTAGGTCACAGTAGCGGCGATACGTACTCTATTGTTCTGCACTGCTTGAAGCAGCACTAGTACAATGGTCGAGCCTTCCCACAAAAATGAACTAGCTATTCAGGAAATACGTGGGGAGTTGAGGCTTCTAGATCAGAAGCTTGATACGATAAAAGGTAACGATTTATACCATCTGCAAAAAGCTATAGATGGCATACAAAGGGTTTTATGGGCGGTTGGACTGTTGGTCCTTGGTCATTTAGGAGTTGCTGTAAAAACCGCTCTTTGGGGCTAGGTGAAAGGTTTTTGGTTCAATGGCGGTTTCAGGATCTAAGGATTTCGAGCCCAGTGTAGCAGATTACGTTGAGGAAGCGTTTGAACGCTGCGGCTCTGAGTTTCGTACAGGGTACGATGCGGTTACTGCGCGTCGATCCTTAAACTTTCTTTTTGCGGATTGGGCTAATCGCGGCCTCAACCGATGGACTATAAATCAAGTTAACCAGACGGTTGTGTCTGGTCTGGCAGAATACCCCCTCGGCACTATAACGGCCACGGTAGGCGCTTCTACTAATCTTGTTGTTGGTAACGCAATAACAGGGCAGACCAGCGGCGCTACGGCTACGGTGCTCACAAAACCGAGTTCTACTACGATAACCGTTAGCATACCGAACGGTACGTTTACCGCCGGAGAAACTATATCTAGCACTGCTAGCGACGAGTCTGGAATCACTACTACGATATCTGCAAATCCAAGTATAACAGATGTGCAAAGCACGATAGATATTCTGTCCTCCGTTGTGCGTCGAAGTGGGACCGATATATCCATAAGCCGAGTTAGTAGAGATGATTTTCTAAGCATACCTACCAAAACAACTACCGGCAGGCCCACGCAGTACTATGTAGACCGTCAAATTACACCAGTTTTAAAGATATGGCCTACTCCGGAAAACAGCACGGACATACTTATTTATGATCGTCTTACCCGGATAGATGACGCTGATACTTCTGTTAATACCGTAGAAGTTCCTTTCCGCTTTTATCCTTGCTTGGCTGCGGGTTTGGCATACTACATGTCCCTGAAGATATCCCCCGAGCGAACGGCTCTTCTCAAAAGCATCTACGAAGAAGAATTTCTCCGGGCGGCTGAAGAAGACAGAGACCGAGCTAGCTTCAGTATCCTCCCATCGTACAACTATTTAAGTGCGACCTCGTAATGGCGCGGTATGCTTCAAATAAGTATGCCATGGGCATTTCAGACCGTTCAGGTGCTGCGTATCGCTTACGCGATATGAGAAAAGAATGGACCGGTATGCTTGTGGGGAAGGACGAGTGGGAGCCCAAGCAGCCTCAGTTGATGGTTGTAAAAACCCCCGCTGACCCCCAGGCTCTTCGGGATCCCAGACCAGATCGGACAGAACCTGCGGTAGAGGTTTTGTTGCCTATGAACGCTTTTACGTCTTCTACAAGCGGATCTGCGGTAATTACCGTTTTAGAACCCGGCCACGGTAGGTCTACTGGAGACACGGTTAGATTTCGCACTGTAGAAGCTTTTGATGGCTTTACAGAAGCCGTTCTAGAATCTTCTTCCGGTTATTCTATTACCGTGGTTGCAGGAGATGCTAGCACTGATTTTCAATCTGCGTTTTACACTTTTACCGCTAGCAGCGGAACGTCCACAGTAGGGAATGTATCGGGCGGCGGTTCGGTTTCTACTGCCGGTCCTGTTAGCATTACGAAATGAGTTTTTGATATGGCATACACATTTACCACGTTAAAGACCGCTATACAGGACTACGTCCAAAGTACGGAGACAACTTTTGTAAGCCAGCTTCCAAGGTTTATTATTAACGCAGAAGAACGTATCCTAAAAGAGTGTCAGCTAGATGTGTTTCGCAAGTCCTCTCAAGGAACGGCATCTAGCGGAAACTCGTATTTGCAAAAGCCCGCAGATTTTCTGTCCCAAAACTCACTAAGTGTTATTAACTCATCTAATAAAGAGTTTCTCTTATACAAACAAGTTACTCTTCTTCAAGACTTTACTCCCAACCCTGCAACAACTGGTGTTCCTAAATACTACGGAGACTGGGACGAAAGCACGTTTTTACTTGCTCCGACGCCTAATGACAACTTTACGATGGAACTTCATTATTTCTATCGCCCCGATTCTATAACAACGACGGCTAGTGGAACTACTTGGCTAGGGGACAACGCGGAATTAGCTTTGTTATACGGCTCCCTGTCAGAGGCATACACTTTTCTTAAAGGCGAACCCGACCTTATGAAACAGTACACGGATCGTTTTATTGAATCTATCCAATGGCTCAAGAACCTTGGAGAAGGCAAGCAAACGCGAGATCAGTACAGGTATGACCGTGTTCGGAGAGACGTTGTCTGATGTCAAGTTCAGTCAGCCCCAGTGAAATAGGAGATGCTGTAGTCTTTACTTCTGACAACCGGGGTCATTCCCCAGAACAAATTGCGGAAATGGCATTGAATAAAATAATGACGGTTTCTGACACGGCACCCCCGGTTATACGGGATCAAGCTTACGCCCACAGACAGCGTTTAAAAGAAGTGTTAGTCTTTTATATGAACAAGATGTGTCAGAGTGAAAGAACGACTATTTGGGCTTTGATGAAGCAACAGGGCCATGATGACATGGCCGAGATTATAAGGAGGCTGTAATGGCTGTAGGAACATCTGGTATTTGCGGCACGTACAAACGGGAAATTAACGCGGGAATCCATTTTTGGACCTCACATTCTCGTGGAGACGGAAGTACCATAGCAGCAGATACGTTTAAGCTGGCTATGTTTACAAACAGTTCGTCTATTGACGTAGATACCACCGGGTATACGACGAGCAATGAAGTCAGTGGGACTAACTATTCGGCTGGTGGTGCTGCTATATCCAGTGCCACAATCGGACTTGGCGACAACAGTAGTTCTGTTCCCACGGCGTTTATCGACATGGCTGATGTAACGTTCTCGACATCTACAATTAGTAGTGCGAGAGGGGCTCTCATATACAACTCTACTCTAGCAAACGCGGGAACCGCTGGTGATACCACACATGCTGCTAAACCTTCGGTCTGTGTTATTAACTTTGGCGCAGACAAGTCGTCCAGCGCGGGTGATTTCACTATCACAATGCCTGCGAATGACGCCAACAACGCACTGATTAGGATTGCTTAATGTCTAACTCTAATCTCGGTGGTTGGGGGCGGGGAACTTGGAACTCCGGTGCTTGGAATACTCCGGGTACTGTAGAGGTTACAGGGGTTTCTGCGGCCACTGCGGTTGGAACTGTACAATTAGACATAACGGTTCCGGTTACAGGGGTTTCTGCGGCCACTGCGGTTGGAAGCGTACAAGTAGACGTAACGGTTCCGGTTACGGGTGTCCAAGCGGCTGCTGTTATCGGAACTGCGGTTGCAACAGGCGATGCAAACTTCTCCGCAACAGGTCTTGTTGCGGCCACAGCAATCGGAAGTACGCAGGTAGACATAACGGTTCCGGTCACGGGAGTGCAGGCATCAACTGCGGTTGGCCGAGTTCTTATTTGGGAGAAAATAGATCCCGGACAAACGGCAAGCTGGAATCCAATAACTTACACGCAGACGCCGAATTGGACTAAGATAGCGGCATAGGAATAAAATTATGGCATCATCATACACAACTAGTTTTGGTATCGAAAAGATAGGCTCCGGAGAACAGTCCGGAGCTTGGGGCGATACTACGAACCACAACCTAGATATTCTGGACCGCATTGCCTCCTATAAAGCAGTGGGGCTTTCTGGATCTACTCATACACTGACTGTTCGAGAAGCTTCTCCTGGTTCAGGCACCGAGAATCTTCAGGACGGCATGTACCGTGTTATAAAGTTTACAGGAGCCCTTGGGGCGAACAACACGGTTACGGTGGCTCCAAATACAACGTCCGCCTTCTTTATAATCATAAACGCCACTACAGATTCTGGATCTAGCGGACCCTATTCTGTAATTCTGACGCAGGGCTCCGGTGCAAATATAACCGTAGCCAACGGAAAGTCGGCGGTTGTCTATATGGATGGCGCGGGTTCCGGTGCTGCGGTTGTAAATGCGCTATCAGACTTGCAAATTGCTACGTTAACCGCGTCTGGGGACGTTACCGCAAGCGGTACGTTCAATGCTTTGGGGGATACCGCCGCAAGCGACAAAGCGGCAATGGGTTATACTGCTTCTGAAGGTCTGATCCTAACCGGCCAGGGTAGCACGAATGACGTTACCATCAAGAATGACGCGGACGCGGACGTTATCACGATTGCGACAGGTGGTACTAGCGTTGACATCGTAGGAGATGTAACAGCCGCCACCGTACAGGCTGATGGCGACACTTCCGCTGGCGATAACGCTGCGATGGGGTACACGGCTGCTGAAGGTCTAATTCTTACTGGGCAGGGTTCGACTAACGATGTCACGATTAAGAACGATGCTGACGCTGATGTAATCACGATTGCGACCGGAGCAACCAACGTCGATATCGTAGGTGACGTGACAGCCGCTACAGTAAACGCGGATGGCGACACTTCTGCCGGTGATAACGCTGCAATGGGCTACACCGCTGCGGAGGGCTTGATCCTAACGGGCCAAGGCTCGACCAACGATGTCACAATCAAGAACGATGCTGATGCGGATGTCATTGAGATTCCGACAGGCACTACGAATGTGACGGTCGCTGGGCAGTTCAACGGTGGCACGATCATTCTTGCAGAGACGGACACCGACACGTCAAACACAGGCAGTGTAACGATTGACTTCTCGGCTCATCAGAACTTTGTGCTAACACTTACGGGTAACGTGACTTTGGCTAACCCAAGCACGGAATCAGTAGGCCAAGCTGGGGTGTTCGTGTTCATCCAAGATGGAACGGGTTCGAGAACTCTTAGCCTTGGAACAGATTACGAAAGCCCTGCTGGGGGCGGCATTACACTTAGCACCGCAGCAAGTGCGGTTGATGTAGTTCCCTACTTCGTCAAGGCGTCGGGTAGTATCCAGCTAGGCGCACCGCAGTTGGCGTTCAGCTAATGACAATGTTCGGCTCACAATGGCTTGCTAACGCTGGAGCGGACTACGAGATAGATCAGTCTATTCGTTTTAATGACGACGATGCTGCATATCTATACAGAGACAATGATGCCGCACAAACAGACACAAAGAAATTTACTTATTCCGTCTGGATAAAACGTGGTGCAATTACCGGAGGAACAAACACGGGTCTCCTGTCTGGCGGGGCTGGAACAACATCAGGCCGCAGTGATTTCATTTTTACTGCTGGCTCTGCCACTGGTGATAGTAGCAATAACGACGCGCTGAAGTTCGACATCTATACCGGCGGCTGGACGCAGAGACGAGCCACAGCGAAGCTGCGTGATCCCGGTGCGTGGAGCCATATCGTTCTGGTTTATGACGCCGCTAATTCCACCGCTAATGACACTCTAATAATGTATCTGAATAGCTCCCGCCTGACGCTTGATTCAACCAGCGGCGTTCCAAACAATCTCAGTTTAATAAACGCCAACGGACAAAGGACGAGAGTCGGCGCAGATGCTTCCGGCACTCCAGTTGAATACGATGGGTATATGGCTGAAATCAACATGATTGACGGCCAAGCTTTAACGCCTGCAAGTTTTGGCGAAACAAACGACGATGGCGTATGGGTGCCGAAAGCTTACTCAGGAAGCTACGGAAATAATGGGTTTTTTATTGACGGCAGAGATAGCTCTGATCTTGGAGACGATGAGTCAGGAAATGGAAACGACTTT